TCCAAGAATGGGTGCAAGGCGCAGTTGATGGTAAGATCAACAACTGTTGGAAGCGTATGCAGCAAAACTGGACGCAACAACTTATGAATGATGATACCTTTACTGATCCCATCCCAAGTAACAAAGCTGATTTTGTAACTTTGGTGACATCACGGGATGACTACCAAACACGTTCAGAGCGTGATGCAGCGCAAGAGGTGTAAATCGTTGTGCAACGAAGAACGTGCAGCGGCACAGGCGGTAGTCGATGCTACGCCGCAAGCAGTTAAGGATGCGGTATAACTAAGGAGAAAAGCAATGGCAGAAAAAAAGCAAACCATTGTCATCAACGACAAAGAATATGACGCAGAGAGTTTTACTGATCAGCAAAAGATCATGGTAAATCACATTGCAGACTTAAATCGAAAGATTGATACTACTCAATTTAACCTCGATCAACTGAACGTAGGCAAGCAAGCCTTCGTAGAACTACTGACTAAAAGTCTAGCACAAGAAGAAGTAGAAGAAGCAGCATAATCTTCTTGAAAAGCAATTAACTAAGTGCTATACTGATTGCATACTAAATTATTTAACTAGGTACGTATGACCGTCTATGTTCGACGGCTCAGAGAGACAGACCTCCCCGCTGTACTGAAGATAGCCAAATGGCTACACGACAATTCTAGATACAGCGTATTCACTTACAAAGAAGAAAAAGTAAGACAGCTTCTCTCCATGAGCCTACAGCCCAAAAGCCCTGTATTTGTAGCGGTTGCTCTTAGACAAGGCTCAGATGAAATACTCGGTTATTTTCATGGCTACGTAGACTACCACTACTTTAGTGACATGAAGTATGCGGGAGACTGGGCGGTGTGTATTCTACCAGAACACCGTAGATATGCACCGCTCATTTTAAAGCAAATGGTCCACGCTTTCGAAAAATGGGGCCGCAAGAATGGCGCAGAAGAAATCTCTATCGGCGCGTCTACTGAAGCCTACGGAACTGGCTACAAAAAATTTCTGGAAAGGATGGGCTACAGGGACGTAGGATTCCTAGCCGTGAAAGGATAAAGACATGAGTTTTAACAAAAGCACCACGGTCACTAACACGGGGCTAGGAGATGATCAGTATAAACAGCTTCAGAACAATCAGACTGGGCTGGGTACGCAGATCGAAGAGGGCTTCTCTGGCGCGGGTACTAAGCTAGATAATATATCTACTGGGGTCACTGGACTAGGGTCTAAAATCGACACAGGCTTCACTGGAGCAGGTGCGAAGATGGACACTGGCTTCACTAACCTGACTGAGCTTTTAAACTCTTACGGCACTAGTATGGCAGACAACTTCACTGACGCTTCTACAGGCCGTGAGCAGTATTATAACAACCTACTGACTGCCCTAGAGAATAACACTGGTGGCCTACAGTCTTCCCTAGACACGGGCTTTGCGGCGGCTGGTGGTCGCTTCGATACTCTAGACGACAGCGTAGGCAACGTACAATCGTCCGTGGACACAGTCGGTGACAACGTAAATAACGTACAGTCCACTGTAGACGCTGGCTTCGATGCCGCTGGCTCTCGCTTTGACACTGTAGACGCTGGCATGGCTGATGCCGCTAGTGAACGTGCCGCGAATGCTGACGCAGTCAATACTCAGCTTACGAATACACAGGCTAATATCCTCGGCGGTCAGGGTGACCTGCAGGGGAGCCTAGACACTATGTCATCTACTGCAGATACCTATGCAACTCAGATGATGGCTAACCAAGACAATCTACAAGCTGGACAAGACGAGTTTAAGTCTAGCTTCGACACCTACGTAGATCGTTACGGTCAGGATACGGAACTGGCGCAACAAACTCGCGCAGACCTCGCAACGGCACAGGCTAACCAGACTGATCGTCTGCGTGAGGACTTGGGTAACTTTGCTCAGGCGGCTGCTCAGGGGCAGACTAACTTGGCTCAACAGATTGGTACTCTGGGTACTGGCATTGATACTGGGTTCCAGCAACTCGGTAGTGACGTAGGCACTGGCTTCGCAGAGGCTTCTCTAGCAGACCAGACTGCACAGCAAGCCTTGTCCATTCGCCTCGGTAATGTTCGTGATCTTATTCAGACTACTGCAGACACAATTGGTGTTGAGACTAAGCAGCAATACCAGACACTCGCCAACTCCTTCGATGAGAACGGTAACCTCATTGCCAACGCAATCGACGAGCAGGGTAATACAATTAGCCGTGCTATGGATGACCAAGGCAACGTCATTGAGCGTAAGCTGGATGCCAACGGCAACGAGATTAGTGCAGTGCAGATGAACGTAGGCACTATGCTGGATAATGCGGAGCAGTATGAACGCTCCCTACTCGGACAGATTGACCAACGCTTCGACAGTGCTGAAGCAAATACTAATACAGAGCTACGTGCAATTGCATCTGGCTTCAGCGCACAGGATAAGAAGCTGGATACTCAGGCACGTGACTTGTCTCGGATTGCTGCAGAGCAGACTGATCTAGACGTTAATATGCGTAACGAGTTCCGCGAGTTGGGTCAGGCATTCGACGACCAAGGTAACCTAATCCAGAACAGCATCTCGGATAATGGTACATCAATTTCACGCGCAGTAGATGATAACGGTAACCTACTGCTAAGAGCCTTCGATGCGGGAGGCAACCGTATAGGGGATCAGGTTCTAAACATCAATCAGAGCCTGAATAGACTATCTCAACTAAATATGCGTCAGGGAGCAAACGTATCAATGGGCAACCTAAGCCCAGCGATGTCAGCCAATACACCTAATACTGGCTTCGCATCGCCTTATGCAACGACAGGATAAGTAATGCACCCAACCTCAGTATCAAAAGACTGTATTGAACTCGTTAAGAAGTTTGAAGGATTACACAAGCTAAAGGACGATGGCCTAGTACACGCATATCGCTGCCCCGCTGGAAAGTGGACGCTAGGATATGGCGCAACTAAGGGTATTCGCTCTGGTATGAAGTGTACCGTGGCAGAGGCAGAGCAGCGTCTAATAGATGATCTTAACGAACACGCAAAGATAGTTAAGAAGTCTGTTAACGTGCCACTGACCCAAGGACAGTTTGATGCGCTGACATCCTTCGTATTCAACTTAGGCGGCGGGGCGTTCAGGTCATCAACTTTGCTAAAGCGTCTGAACAGCGGAAATTACGACGAATGCCCAGAGCAGATCATGCGCTGGAACAAGGCCAGAGTAGACGGCAAGCTACAGCCCCTTCGTGGGCTTACTCGTCGCCGCGCTGCAGAGGCAGCAATCTTTAGTCGTGATGCCCAGCTACCCTCCGACGAGGGTGGTCCTGAGATGCCCCAGAAGCCTACGGCAGAGCATCCCAAGCCCCTAACCAAGTCTAAGACTATGGCAGGTGTAGGACTTGCGGGTGCGGCTACGGGTCTTAATGAGGTAGCAGGTGAGCTACAGGGGCTAGTTCCCTACGCAGACAGCCTCAAAACCATCTTCTTAATCTGTGCTATCGGCGGCATCGCCTTGGCAGCATACGCTCGATACAAGGACAATAAAGAAGGTATCCACTGATGTTTATCTTCGGCAAGATTAAGAGTTACATCATTGGCGCATTGGCCCTAGCCCTGCCTATTATTTACGTAATGGGCAAGGTGCGTGGGGCAGCTAATGAGAAGAATAAAGTCCTGAAGGACGATCTACAGGCGCAAAAAAAGGCGACTGATTTTTACAAAGCGATGGCAGAGCATGAAGACGATAATATTGATGATCGTAAGTCTCTCACTGACAGGTTGCGCGGGAGCGGTCTATAGGACCAAGCTGGACGTTTATTGTCCACCAATCTCACAATACTCAACAGAATGGAACGAAGAGTTAGCCACTGAGCTAGATGCGTTACCTGAAGACTACACGACAATCCCAATGGCAATAGCAGACTACGCAAAGTTGCGGGACCGTATTCGTGCGTGTGAAACAGAGAAGGGTAAACTATAATGGGCTTTTGGTCAGATACATTTGGCGGTGGCAATAGCTTTACTGAGAGCGTAGCTAATACGTTTACCCCTAATGATGGTGCTTCATACGTAGGCGGTACACTTACCTACGACTCAGGTAGTAATGCTGGTAAAGTAGTTGAAAAAAACAGCTCTGGCGGTTATGGGAGTGATAACTCTGGCAAGGCCGTCTACTCAGGTTCGGCTAATAGTGAGAGTACTAATTCTGAGAACATAACATCCAGCGGTACAAATGAAGACTTTGTACCAGCGGGTTCGGCTCCATCTGGTATTTCTAAACTTCTAGGATTTGCCTCGCCAGTAGGTATCATTGGTACAATCTCTGGATGGGCAAACAACCTAGACCCAGAGGAAGACATTAAGAAAGGTTCCGTAGTAGATGGTCGCCAAGTCTACAATAACGGGGAGATGTCCTACTCATATAACTTCTTGGGACTGCCCTACGAAGTCAAAGTCGTAGATATTAACGGTGAGCAGAAGGTCATGGATTCTCTGAAAGAGGATGCCAATGGACTATTTCCCGGTATGGAAGGCTACGACCAGTCCACCAGTAAATACAAGATCATGGCTGCAGAGCAACGTGCGCAGGGTAATGACGACGATGCAGACCGCATTCTACAGGAAGAGCAGGACAACTCACAGCCGTCAGATGGCGGCTCTGGGGATACTACTAACATAGATCAGATTGTGGAGATGGCTAAGGCTGCAGGTCTTGTGACAAATGCTGCAGAAGCAAACGCCATCATCGCAGACCCTATGAAGTTCCTCGAAGACCGTGGAATGAAGTTGTCTGACTTGATCCCTACCCTAGACGCTGACGCTGAGGGTACGAACATTGATCCTAATGACCCTAACTACTCGCTCGGTGATAATGAGGGCTACGACCCTAATACCGTAGCCAACGAAGACATAGCGACTGTAGACGATGTAGAGGATAAGACTGGTACTACCTACGATCCAGAAATGGCTAATCTCACAGACAATGAGATGGTGGACCCAGTCACAGGCGAAATCAGAGATGAGAACTTAGTAGACGCGGATAAGTACACTATTGACGTTACTGGTGCCGCTACTGGCGTTAATGCAGATGGCACTGCCAACGAACTGGGTATTGCACTCAATGACTGGGCTAACGTAGACCTCTCCAAAGTCATCGACACCAGTACTACTGCAGGTAAGCTACTGGCTGATAAGCTGGTACGCGAAGGTAAAGAGTTTGTAGATGCCAAGACATCCATAGTCTGGCAGATGAAGACTATTGCGGCTGAATTTAAAGACGCTAACGGTAATCCAATTATCCCACCTTGGGCGCAAGCAGTTAACCGCGATGTCATGCGTTCCATTAGCTTCAACGGTATCTCAGGTACGGCGGCAACCGCTGCAATGTCTAATGCTATTATGGAATCTATGATGGGAGTAGCTGAGAAGGAAGCCACCTTCTTCCAGACACTGACTGTAGAGAACCTGAACAATAAGCAGGAAGCCATTATCAATAAGGCCAAGGTCTTGTCACAGATTGAGTTGGCTAACTTGGATGTACGCTCTCAAGCAGCCGTGCAGAATGCCAAGGCTTTCCTAGAGATGGACCTGACCAACCTGTCTAATGAGCAACAGGCAGAAGTAATTAACAAGCAAGCACTCGTTCAGGCATTGTTTGATAACACTAATGCTACCAACGTAGCTCGTAGGTTCGGCGCAGAAGTCGCCAACGATATGCAGAAGTTCTATGATGAACTTGCTGTGAATATTCAGCGGCACAATACCTCTGAGATCAACGCACTACTGAAGTTTAATGCTGGCGAAATTAATGACGCTGCACAGTTTAACGCAGACATCCGCAATGACCGTCAAAAGTTTGTAGCTGAGATGCAGTACCAGATAGACTTGGCAAATGCTAAATGGCGACAGACTGTGGAGACTACCACCTTCCAAGCGGAGTTCGATGCATACACTACTGACGTTAAGTCTGCCCTAGACCTCACCTCAGAGCAGCAAGCCGAGTTGTGGGACTACGCAGACAACCTCCTAGACTACATTTGGAAGACAACGGACAACGACCAAGAGCGTGAGCTACGTCTACTGATTGCGCAGATGCAAGCGCAGTCTGGGCAGAAGGGCGGTAGCGGATTTATGGAAGGGCTACTGACAATTGGTGGCGCATTCCTAGGCTCTAGCTCAGGTTCTAAGTGGGCTGTGGACTTCCTGAAGGGTCTATCTGATGTACGCCTGAAAGAGAACATCCAGCACTACGATACGTTGAAGGGTGTTAACTTCTACACTTGGGACTGGAATGAAGAAGGTAAGCGCATTGGCGCAGATAAATACCCGACATTCGGCGTACTAGCCCAAGAAGTACAGAAAACCCACCCAGAGGCCGTCATAGAAGGTGAACATGGATACCTCATGGTTAATTACGGGATGATAAGCAATGACGTTTGATGATGCAGTAAAGAAATCTATCAAGCAGTTTCTGAAGGGCAAATTGCTCAAGGATACTGCAGCCCTGAAGCCAGACGGCGTGTTTTTTACCCCTGAGTACTTTGACGACTTAGAAGAAGAACTTCTAGACGAGAAGACTGACAGTACAATTGAGAAGGAAGAGGAGTTAGAAGATGAGGCTTAATGCTCCAATTCCCGGTGCAAACTATTTGTCAGACACCCGCAACTATGCGTGGCACCGACCACCAGATATTGTAGATTATGACGAAGCAGTCAGCTACTTGATTGATAAAATTGATGAGCCAGAGAAGAAGGAACTGGTCTTCGCTATGCTGGGCATAGACGCTCACATCACTACTATTGTAACTACCATACTCCTACAGGCCGTGAGCAAGGGTAAGATAGGCATAGACCTAGCCATACTCTGCGCTGGCCCCCTAGCCCGTTACATTGAGATTTCCGCTAAGGACGTAGACATCAAGTATGAGATGGGTATTGAGGACAAGGACCGCGTAGCAATTACACCTACCCTACTCAAGATTTCTCTTGGAATGTCTATTGATGATCCAGAGGAACAGGCGACTGGTGATATAGAACAATCTATGGTGCAGGAGGCCGCTAACCGAGGTCTCATGTCAATGCCTGAACCAAGCGACATGGTGGCTAGTCCTGAAGAGCAAGCGGCTATGCTAGGCGAAGTAACAGAAGAGGAGCCTGAAGATGAGCTTTCGTAGTGAGGCTGCAAAAGTACGTGCCAATATTGCCGCTGGTAATTACAAGGAGCCACGGGACTACTTCTCAGGTTTTGCCGACCAAATAGCCGCTGGTATACGTAGACAGGACGAGGCCAAACGCCAAGAGGAATTGGAGAAGCGGCGAGAGGCCCGCGCCAATGCCCGTTCAATTGCCAAGGCGCAGCGCGAAGAAGATAAAAAGGTACAGGCTCAGGAGCGTCTGGTTAACGGCTATTTGACTGTTAAGGGTTATGATGTAACCGAGGACAATAAGAATGCCGTCCGTAGTGTGGTCACTAACCTAGGAATTACTGGGTTTGCAGACCTAGACGCTATTATGAAGCAGTCTTCTAGTTACGTAGAGGGTACGCCACAGGCAGACATCGATCAGCAAATGAATGATCTAGGGCAGCTACGCCAAGGCGATGGCCCGTTTGAGGCTGAGAGTGCGCGTATCAATAATCTTTCTTCTGAAGGCCGTATTGAGTTTGGTCAGTCTAGAGGTAAGAACGTACTAGAGATGGATATTGATGAAGTTCGTTATGAGCTTTCTGATCAATCAATTACTGCAGAACGCCGTGCAGATTTAGATCGCAGACTAGCATCCTTCGGTGAAGCTGATTACATAAGTGTAGAGATGTTTCACCCAGATGGACGTAAGACTACTCCTAGAGATGCTGTGGAAGAAGCTCAATTACGCAAGCAGGGTTTTGATAGTATTCAACCTGCAGACCCTGCAGACTTCCCAACTCGTACTGTGTACAAAGATGGTGCGAAGTGGCCTATCTATGATAAAGCTACTTATGAACAGGCTATTAAGGATGAATGGTCTCCTGTAGAACCTGCGGAGCCTGAAGACTTTAAACCGCGTATGCTGTACAATGCTGCAGGAGAGTCCCAAGAGGTATTCAACCAAGAAGATTATGATGAGGCTATAAAAGCTAACTTCTCTCCTATTAAACCAGCGGCTACAGAAAAATACTCACGTACACTCTATAAAGATGGTGCGGAGTGGACTGTTAAATCTAAAGCCGAAGAACAAGAGGCTATTAACGATGAATGGTCTGTAATTAAACCTGCAGAACAACCAGACTACGTTAAGCAGACACTGTACTTAAATGGTTCCGAAGTAGAGGCAACTACTCAAGAGCAGTTTAAAAAATATACAGAGGACGGTTACAGTCCAGTCAAGCCAGCTAACCACGGTCAGATGCTTACGGCTAAACAGGCCGCTCTACAGAGCTTCATGGAAGAAGAAGGTGTCTCTGATCTACAAGGCGAAGACTACCGCAACAAGCTAGCTGAATTTGAGCGTAATTGGGAAGAGCAGAGTAAGGCAGTCAAGGATAAGCAGCAAAGCTACACATCCGCAAACTACACTGCAGACCTAATTAAGTTTGGTTCTATGCTGCTATCTGACGACGAAGCAGAGCGCAAAGAGGCTACTGAGTGGTTTAATACTACCAAGCCAATCATTGAAGGCTCTCTAAATACTGTAGCTGGCATGGACGATGCGGCTAAGGTAGAGGCACTAGTGGAGAGCGGTATTGACCGTCAACGTGCCTTGGGTATCGTCAATGGTACTATTAAGGTGACTAGTGATGGCTTCGGCAGACCAGTCATCGTCGATACAGCCACAAACCAACAGAGTGAAATCGGGGGTACTGAGACTGTTGAGGATGCAACTTCTAGGATTGTGGAGTCTACCCTTACTGAAGAAGAAAAAGCCAACTTAGAGGCTGCAAAACTTGAGATGGAAGAGGCATTAAAAGCCTCTGGTTTCTCAGGCAGTATTGAAGATTTAGAAAATATTCAGGCCGCATTTGGCCCTGAAGGTTTCTTTGGTAAAATAGGTAACAAATTTTCTGGTATCTTTAACCAGACAATGGCTCCTGATACTGCAGATGCGGCTACAACCTTAGATTCTCTGGTTAAGGTAACTAAGTTTAACATCATCTCTGCATTTCCCGGGCTACGAGACAGTGTACAGCTAAAAGCAGAGATTGAAGACCTGTTACCAAAATCTCAACAATTCTGGTACAGTAAACCAGACGCTCTACGGGATATGAAGGCCATTAAAGACCTGCTAGACCAATCTATAATTAACCAAAAGAATATCATAGACAGTGTTGGTAACAAAGGTAACATTAACACTGCCGCTGAGAGTAAAGCTAACGTAGCTATACGAGCCATTACTCCACTTTCTAAATTATATGATCAATTGATTAAGTCCATTGAGGGTAAGCAGGAAAGCGATAGTAAGGGTGTTACAGACAGCGTCTTTAAGTCTAATGCAGGTTCTTCTGATAGTACAAATACTTCCAGCCTACCCGTTGTAACTGGCACAGATGATCCAAAGTATGCCCAGATAAAGGCTGGCGAGAAGTATA